TCAGCATCATTTCACCTTGGCGTTCGTGGCGGCGTTTGTGGTGTCCGTTGTGGCGGCCTGCTCACCCAGGCCCAGCCAGGCGCCCTTCAGGGCGGTCACGCCCGCCACCACGACCGGCGTGCCCGGCGCCGGCCCGCGGCTCAGCGTGGCAAGCTTGCCGTCCTGCGCGGCCACCTGCACCGGCACCGCGCGATAGCCACCGCCCTCGCTGACGAACACAAAGTCCTTGCCCTCGTGGCGCAGCAGCGCACTGCTGGGCACCGTCACGGCCGTGGCCGCTGCGGCGCCGGTGGCCACCTGGGCCAGCACGGCCTGGTTGGCACGCAGGCAGGCGCTGCCATCCGGCAGCAGGGCCAGCACGGTGACCGACTGGTTGCTCTCGCGCACGGTGGGCGCCATCGCCAGCACACGGCCGGGGCTGCGGCAGCCCTCGACCCTGATGCTGGCCCCCGGTTTGATCTGCGCGCTCTGCGCCATGGTCGCCTGCAGCTCCAGCGTCATCGGGCCAGGTCGGGCAAGCCGCAGCAGCGGCGCGCCCGCCTCGACGCGCTGGCCGGCTGCCGCCGTGACCTCGATCACCGTGCCGGCGGCGCTGGATTGCACCGCCAGCGCGGGTCTCACCTTGGCATGCGCGCTCAGCTGCGCGAGCTGCGCCGGGCTCATTCCGGCCAGTTGCAGCGCGGCCTGGCGTTCCTCGAAGGCGACCTTGGCTTGAACCTGGGCATGGCGCGCATCGCGCACCCGCGAGTCGGCGACGATGCCTTCGGCCGCCATCTGTTCATCGCGCTGCAGGCGTTCACCCGCCTGCCTGAGTTGCACTTCGGCGTTGACCAGCTCGCGCTGCATCTCCAACAGCTGGCTGCTGAACAGCACGGCGACCGTCTGGCCACTGGCCAGGCGCTGACCGGTGTTGACCTGAATGCTCTGCACATAGCCGCCCAGCGGCGCGCTGATCACCGCGCTGGACTGCGGCGTCAGCACCGCGCTGCCCTGCAGGCTCAGCGCCATGCCGGCCTGGGCGCTCGGGTCGGCACGGGCGGCCCTGGCTGGGGCCAGGGCAATGCCACCCAGACGCTGCTGCGCCGTGCTCAAGCGCAGCAGACGCTCAGGCCCGGGCTCGGCGGCCTGTGCCAGCGCGCCGCCTGCCAGCAGCAGCAATGCCAGCCATTCACGTTTCATCGCAGTCTTCGCCATCGGGTTCTTGTGCATGGCGCCGACTCTAGAAAGCCGGGGTGAAGCGGCCCTTAAGCCAGATGAAGCGAAGCTGAAGATGGCGGCGGGGGTGCGGTGCTATCGTTCCTGCCGAGATGGGGACCGAGTGACGCCATGCGCCTGCTGCTGCTGGAGAACGACGAGTTGCTGGGCGACGGGCTGGCGGCGTTCCTGCGCTCGGAAGGCCATGTGGTCGAATGGTGCAAACGCTTGAGCGATGCCCGGCTGCTGGTTGACGAGCCCTGGGACGCGCTGCTGGTGGACTGGCAGCTGCCCGACGGCTCGGGTATGGACTGGGTGCGCCATTTGCGCCGCCAGAGCGTGCAGACGCCCATTCTGATGATCACCGCGCGCGACCTGCTGTCCGACCGCATCCATGGGCTGGACGCCGGGGCCGATGACTACCTGGTCAAGCCCTTCGCGCCCGAAGAGCTGTCGGCGCGCGTGCGTGCCGCCACCCGGCGTGCGGCGGGCCTGGGCAGCCAGTTGCTGACGCTGGGCGATGTGGAGATCGATCTGTCGCGGCGGACCGTGCACCAGCACGGCATCCGGGTTGCGCTGACGGCGCGCGAGTGGTCGGTGCTGGAGGCACTGGCGTTGCGCGGCGGACGCGCGGTGTCGCGTGCCGATCTGGAGGCCATCATCGTCGGTATGGACGCCGAGATCAGCAGCAATGCGGTCGAGGTCCATCTCTACAACCTGCGTCGCAAGCTCGGCAAGGATATTGTCGAAACCATGCGCGGCCTGGGCTATCGGCTGCGCACATGACGGTCAGGCCCTCGATCCAGGCGCGGCTGTCGAAGACGGTGCTGCTGATCTCGCTGGCCGGCTCGCTGCTGACGGCGTTGATGGTGGGTTACGTCACCCGCTTCGCGGTGCGCGATCTGATGGACAGCACTTTGCAGGAGTCGGCCGAGATCCTCTATGGACTGGTGCAGCCGATTGCCAGCCGTATCGACGTGGACACCCTGGTCATGCCGCAATCGCCGCATGAGGAACGGTTGATCTGGCAGATTGCCCAGGGCGCGGGCATGCCTCTGGTGGCGCGCTCGCTGCGTGCGCCGCCCGAGCCACTGCTGGCCGCGCCGATCGATGGCTTCACGGACAGCCCGCTGGGCTGGCGCGTGCGCTCAATGCCGCTGGGCGTGAACGGCAAATTCCTGTTCGTGGCGCAGCGCACCGGCGAGCGCGAGCTGCACGAATGGCAGGCCCTGGTGGCCATCATTGGCGTGAGCTGGTTGATCGGAGCGCTCAGCGCCCTGTGGCTGGGCCGGCGCGTACGCGTTGAGCTGCAGCCGCTGGAGCGGCTCTCGCGGGCGGTGCAGGCCTACGACCCGCTGGACGGCAAGGCCTTGCCGCCGACCACGCGGGCCGAGCTGGTGCCGGTGCAGCGCTCGATCGAGGAGCTGGGCCGCAAAACCGCCCGGCTGATCGAGCAGGAGCGCGCCTTTGCCGGCCATGCCGCCCATGCCTTGCGCACACCGCTGGCGGGCATGGATGCACAGCTGGCGATCTCGGCTCGCGAGGCCCCGCCCGAGATCGCGCAGCGCCTGCGCCTCACGCGTGCCGGCGTGCAGCGGCTCGGGCGTGTGGTGAGCGCGCTGCTGAGCATGTTCCGCTCCACCGGCAGGCTGGACCTGCAGCCGCTGGAACTCGCCACCCTGGTCGCACAGCTGCCGGCCCTGGGCGTGGAGTACATCGTGACCCAGACCGGGCCGCTGGTGGCCGACGCCAATCTGCTGGTGGCCGCGCTGAGCAACCTGGTGGACAACGCCGTGCGCCACGGGGCTGCTCACATCGCGATGCGCTCGGTAGGCGACGCGTCCGGAGCGGAGATCAGCATCATCGACGATGGTTCGGGCATTGACGCCGAAACGCTGCAACGCCTGCGCGAGGGGCTGGCCGATCCCGAGCATGGCGGCCTGGCCGGCCTGGGCCTGGTGCTTGCCAGCCTGGTGGCACGCGCGCACGGCGGGCGCGTCTGGCTTGACAGCTCGTCCGCCGGGACGGTGGTCACCCTCCGGCTGCCGCTGCTGCCGGCTTGAGGCGATCTGCGGTCAGTCCTTGGATCTCTTGGACCTGCCGGATCTGGCGGTCATGCAGGCCCGAGAGCAGCAGCAGGGCGCTGATGGCGCCGATCAGCGCCGAGAACATATCGGACTGCGTGTCCCAGGGGTCGCCCTGGGTGCCGAGAAACTCGTCGGCGCCCTGGCCCAGCCACAGCGCCGCGCCCCATTCGATGAACTCGTAGCAGGCGCTGACGGCCAGCACGATGCACACGACGATGAAGGCCAGCATCTTGCGGCCCTGCACATGCGCGCCGCGGATCAGGATCTCGCGCGCCACCAGGGCTGGCACAAAGCCCTGGAAGAAGTGGCCGATCTTGTCGTAGGGGTTGCGATGCAGGCCCAGCACTTCAGCGATCTGGAAGCCCAGCGGCACGCGCGCATAGCTGTAGGCGCCGCCCAGCATCAGCACCAGGGCGTGGACGAAGATCAGCACATACAGGAGATTCGTCAGGGGAAAACGCCGGTAGCTGGCCCACAGCAGCGGCAGCACGACGAAGACCGGGAACACTTCCATCAGCCAGGTCGCGGGGTCGAAGGGGTGTAGGCCCGAATACGCCAGCAGCGCGAGCAGCAGCAGCGAAGCAAGGGCCAGGGGTGCGGTGCGGGAGTTCGGTGTCATGCGGCGCATTCTCGCGCGGGCCTGGAGTGACTCGTGAAGGGGAGTGAGATAAACCAGGGTGAGCCGCGAGATAAATTGGCCCGGAAGAACCGGGACAACTCAGGTGGATCTCGGATGGAAGAAAGGATGTTGCGGTGGCAGAAAGTCTGCGCCGCACATATTTCTATGTGCTCAGGCCGGATCCAGGCCAGGCAGTTGACCCTGGCGGCCGGCGATCTCGCGGGCCTTCATCAACCTGATGATGTTGTAGATCTGGACGGCTGTCAGCGCGTGCTCGGCGGCCAGCTCATCGACACGAGCGGCGCTGAACTTGCGGGAGCATGTGGGGGCCGGGCCGTCGACCTGATAGGCATCCCAGATGAGCTGGTCGCGGTTGCTGAGCTCAAAGTCCAGCGCGGCCGGCACGTAGATCACGCAGCGAGCGTTCAGAAAACACACCTGGTGGGCGATCTGGCGCATGACCTCTTTGGCCTGCTCTTCGGCCACGCCGAGCTGCTCCATCAGCTCGCGTGAGCCAATCGTGATCATGTCATCCACCAGCTGATAGGGCCTTTTGCGGCCACGGCGACCTGACATTACGCATCCCTCCGTTCGAGCCAGCGCTTCATCGACTCGATCACCAGGTCTTCCTGCGCAGGCTTGAGCCATTCGAGTCGGTCCACCTGAGTCTGGCGCTGGACGTAGGCGAGCAGCGCTGGCATCTTGCGGTTATTGACCAGGTCGGCATCGGCCAACTGCTGCCAGAGGCTCCACATCTTCTTCTGAGGCGCCGTGAGGGCCTTGCGAACGGGCCTGGATGGGCCTGCAGAGGCCTTGCGCCCCTCGGCCCAGCCGCACTTGGCCAGATGCGCCAGGAAGCGCTTGCGGCCTGCGAAATCGAGATCGGCGCTCGATTTGACCTGGCAGACGGTCCAAAGGAGGTCGCGATAAGCGTCGTCAGCCATGCCCAGCGCCTTCTTGGCCATGTGGATCTTGGCCAGGTCGGCCTGGCGGGCCTTGTTGGTATCGATGACGGCGGCTGCGGGCATATCAGAACAGTTCCAAGTTGGCGCGCCGGGCCCGGCGGCTCCAGAAGCTGGAGGCTCGGTGCAAATCGGCGTCATAGGCCAAGTGATGGCGCTGGCACCAGCACTTGAGATTGGCGGGATCGCAGTTCTCGGGCTGGTGATCGAGGTGGGCGACGGTCAACACAATCACGATGGCGGGCTGGCCCTCACCGCAGTACATCTCTGCCGCGTATTGGCGGGCCTCGCTGTATGTCCACCGCTGGTAGTCAGGCCAGCGCAGGCCCTGGCCAGCGGCATCAGCCGGACCACTGCCGCACATCGGCAACCATTGCCATATGCCGCCGCGCAGATCCCAATGACCTACGGCGTACTGCATGGCACCGCAGCCAGGCCACTCGCATCGGTCCTGGGCGCGCTCGCGGATCGAAGCCGAGATCGCGGGCCAGTTCCTTGGATAGCGGGCGCGGTTTTCAGCGGTGATAGGCATGGCTGGACCTCAAGCGCGCGGGTTGTTGTACCAGCCGCGCTCGCGCGACCAGTACATCTGGACAGCGCCACCGGCGTTGTCGTCGCAGATGCGCAGCGTGGGCCACTGCTTCGGAGGCTTACCAGCGTTCAGATTCACCAGCAGCATTGCTGCGGCTTCCATGATCTGCACAGCTTGGTGCTCGTATGACGCATCGAACTTGCCCAAGGTCTTCCAAGAGCCGCTGTTGTTGATGGCCAAGGTGCAAGGCCTGATCATGGCTTCATCCACGAGAAGTTCACACTGTCGCGACTCGACCTGGCGCCGCACCACTTCAGCCAGGCCCCAAGGGCATCGGCTTTGGCCTTCTGGCCGTCAGCCTCAGGTACACCGGGCACGATCAGGCAGCCGGCGCTTGCGCCGATGCCATGCCGCGCCAGCACATCGAGGCGACTCTTCAGGAATGCCTTGGGGCCATTGGCAATCTCGATGGCGCCACCGCCGTTCGCAAAGTCGGCAGGCATGGAGTCGCCGATCTCGATCAGGCCAGAGGCCCAGCACCACGCAACTTGCGGGCGGAGGTCGTAGTAGCTCTTGCAGCCACAACGCGGGCAGACCAGCTCACTCATGTGCTTGTCGAGGCGTTTGGGGATGCGATCTGATTCTTCGTGCCGATTCCGGCATCGGGTGCATTGAACGGGGATGCTCATGTTGCAGATCCTGTTTCCGCTGATGGAGTGACGACGTGCGGCAGGCGCTTGTCGCTGGTCATCGACTCGCCGCAGAATGGGCAGAAGGCTGCATACACATATGGCACGGGCTTGCGCTTGGTCTTGTCGATCTTCTCGGTGCCGATCATCAGCCGCATCACCAGGCCCATGTCCTGAGTGACGCCAAACCCAACAGAGAGCTTCCCGTTGTGGGCTTCCAGGGCGTCATCCATCTGCTTGATGCATTCACACATCACGCCCGTCCTTTCCCGCTGAATAGACCGGCACATAGCCATCTTCAGTTTGGTCGGACCACAGCAGGCAGCCGCCGCCGAACTTCTGCATTTGCGCGAGATCGCCCGCGTGCACGAATCCAACCAGCGTCGACCGAAGAGCTGCAACGGCCTCGTCGAGAAGCCCGGCGATGTCTTCTGCGCCTTCATTTCGACAGAGATCGGCCTCGGTGGCCAGGCGATCAAGAAGGGATGCAGGTTGGCTCATTGCTTGCCCCTGTAGTCCAGCTCGCCGCCCGCGCAGATCCGATGCAACGCATCAACATCGAAGTGCGGGCCGAAGATCGGCTTATCGCGATACAAGAACTTCTCGCGGGCTTCGTGCTCAACTGAGGTCAGCACGCACTTGAGGGCGGTCTGGACGATCTCGCTGTGGCAGGCGTGGTGGCTTAGGAACCACTTGCGGGTGTACTGGACCTTGGGCGCCTGGCTGAACGCGCAATGCTCCAGGAAGCTGGCACGGATCCACAGCTGGCCCTCGCCACCGACCTCGAAGGTATAGCCCGGGAAGCTGACCTCGGCCAGGGCTTCATGGACGGTGCTGATGGTGTGGCTCATACGCCGAGTCCTTCCGGCGTGATCGCAACCGCCACCTCTTTGGCCTTGTCGGCCAGCTCGGTCAGCTGAGTGCGGTAGTACTCATCCACGCCTTCCCATTCATCGGCCATGCGCAGCAGCTTCTCGCGCATCGTGCGCAAGGTGCGGCGCTGGTGGCCGGCGATCTGTTTGTCAGTGAGGCTCATCGTTGTATCTCGTTTGAGCAAAGCCACATGGCTTTCGAGCAGCCCTCGCACGGCTCGCGCGAGGGCTACCGAAAACCGCCGACCGTCAGGCCAGCGCCTTCTTGACCACCGAGCTGAAGGCGAACTTCGGCACCTTCTTGGCCTTGATCTTTACGGGCTCGCCGTTGGACGGATTGCGGCCGACGCGGGCGGCGCGTTTGGCGATCGAGAAGTTGCCGAAGCCGACCAGCGACACGCTGTCGCCCGCCTTCAGGGCCTGCTGGATGCCGCCCAGCACGGCGTCGAGCGCGCGGCCTGCTGCGGCCTTGGAAAGCTCGGTTTCGCCGGCCACGTGTTCAATGAGTTCAGATCTGTTCATGCTTCAAGTGCTCCATGTAGGTGAGGGATAAGGGCCGGTGTTGCGGACACCGGAAACCGGGGCAGACGCGCGATCCGCGAAAGGAGACGGAACCGCTGGTTTGGTGCGTCAAGCCCACCAGCGCCGTGCTCTGCCCTGCAGTAGTTATTTGGGAACTGCGAGCTGTTGGCGTTCCAGCTCTCCCGAGACCACACACTGCTAACGTCTCGCCGGCCTATCGCGCCCCAGGGCGGCCAGCTGCGCGTGGTTCACATCAAGCGGAGGCCACGTCCAGCGCGATCGCCTTGTATTGATCCGTGTCCCCGATGCGCTCGTAGACGCGGATATAGCTGCGGCTGCCCACGATCTGCAGGCTCTCGCTGATGGCGTCCATCGCACGCAGCCACTTTTCGTCGGTGATGTTCAGGCGGCGCAGGCCCAGCACGCGGTCCGTCTGGACGGCGCCTTCTTTGTTGACCTGGAACGCATCGTTGACCAGCACTTGAATCTCAGGCCGCGCGCCCGCTGACCAATCGGTGATGCACGCATCGATCAGGGCCTTCGCCGCCTGCAGGCGCTCGTCAAAGCGCAACGTTTCCTGCACCTGGCGGATGAGCTTGTAGCGGCCATCGAACGAGTAGAGCGTCACATTGCCCTTGTCGCCGCCGAGCTTCACCTCGTAGGTCTCGGCCGAGGTCTGCACGAAGGCTGCGATATCGGCAAACGCGTTCTTCTTGAAGTGGCCGATGACGGCATTCACGTCGCGTGCCTGCAGCACCAGGTCTTGCACGAGCTGGTCGCGCAGCAAGTCCAGCGGCTTGACCATCTCAATGGGCACCAGGCGGCCCTGCGCGTCGCGCATGTGGCCTTCGGGCGCCGGTTGCGCTTGTGGCGCCTGACTCGGGTTCATAGCAAATCTCCAGCAGTGGCTTGTTGAGCAACGGCCTCGCGAGCGCTGGCCACTGCAGCATCGCGAGCTTCTCGGTAGGTCTTGATCAGCAGCAGTGCGTCGGCTGCAGATCCCTTGTGGCGCTGCCAGTGGCCATAGGTCACCAGCACCGCGCGCTGTTGGCCCTTGGGCACCAGGCGCCAATGCTTGGCGCACATGAGCAGGCCTGGCTTGATGTGGACGCTGCAGACGGCGCAGATGTGGGTGTCAGAGTTCATGCTTGGTTCAGCTTCAGTTGGCCCAGCAGCTCAGGGAGTGCGACGTTCTTCATGCGCGACAGCAGGCGCAAGGAATGAAGGGCGCGGTGCTCAAGGAAAGCGCAGCTCTCTGAGAGCTCTTCGGGCGTCACGGGGACGAAATAGCCCGTGGTGGGCTTGGCGCAGATGGCATAGCCCTCCTCGCGCAGCGCGCTGATCAGCTTGCGCAGCCGCCTGGCGCCATTGCCGTCGACCAGGCCGATCTCGCGCGCCAGCGCTTCAGCGCTGATGCCGTTGGCCTGGCCTTGATGGCGCGATAGCGCGCTGATCAGCGCGGTGGTGTTCATGCTGTTGCTACCAACATCGAGGGCAGATCAGCCGCACCGCCGAGCCGATCCAGGAACTGGAACAGGGCGCGCGTTTCGTCGGCGTCGAGGTCAACGCGGACACCGCCCCGAAGCTCAAGGCTCAGCGTCGCGTCGCTCGACAGCGCTGCACGGAAAGTACTGGGCGCCGGTGCATCGGCTGCAGGTGCAGCAGCAGGCGCAGCGGCAGGCGCATCGGGCACAGGGAAGTCCCTGAACGGCCAGGCCGATGCGACGAGGGCCGTCGCCGGCCGGGGCGCTGCATCATCGCGGCGCGGCGGCGTGGCAGCGGCAGGCGGCAGCTCGCCCTGCAGCGCTGCGCCGAGCGCAAAGATGCTGGGAACGCGTGGCAGCGCGGCGGCGGCTTGCTGTGGCTGGCGTGTCGATCTGGATTCTTCGGCAACCACGTCGACTTGCACCTGAGGCTTGAGGCTCTCGCCCTTGGGCACCTGGCAGTCGGCATCGACGATGTAGGGCTTGCCACGCCCCTCATGTTTGATGAAGCCGGCCAGCTTGAGTGAAAAGAGCCGATTGCCGATGGCCTTGTCGGTCAGGTCCGGCGCCAGCTTGGCGATTGCGGAAGCGTGCAGGCCGACGGGGCCAGCATCGCGGACGAAGTGCCAGATGCGGTCTTGCCCGGGTGCGGCCCTCATGGTTGCACCCGTGCCAGTTGTGCCAGCGCATCCGAGCGACCACGCTCATAGGCTGCAGCGGCCAGCTGGGCCATCTCTTCGCGGCCCACCTGTAGGCCGGCATCGAACGCGAGCTGCTCGGCTTCAGTCAGCGCCGTGTCGGCCAGTGCCTTGGTGCTGAGCGCGCTCATCAGCATGGCGGCGCTGGCCAGGCTCAGCAGCAGCACGGCGGCCAGCACCAGATAGCGGCGGCGGGGCCGCGCTGTGGGGATCACCTGCGGCACCGTAGCGCGCGCAATTTGTCGAGCATTCATGTGATGGGCCTCCAGGGTGGTTCAGACAGCGCGAACAACGTCGCGATCGACAACGGGCACACCAATCGCCGCTGCAGCATTCAGCGCAGCGGTCATCAGGTTGTTGATCGCCAGCGGGTACAGCAGCGAGATCGGCGCGGCATGCTTGTCGTGGCTGCTGATCGTCAGGCGCGCGCGGATCTCTTCGACACCCTGCTCATTGATGAGCTCGGCCAGGTCGCGGCCAACAGCCTTGGCGCGGTGCGCCAGGTAGCTGCGCAGGTCGCCATCCAGCGGCGGCAGCTCAACGACCTCGCAGCGCTGGACCACTTCGCGCATATCCGCCCTGCGTTCGCTGAGCTTGCTGCGCAGCTCGGGTTGGCCCAGCAGCAGGATGCCCAGCGCCGGCTTGCGCCCGATGCGGCACACCTCATGCAGCCGCTTCAGCGCCTTGGCCGTGGCCACCGGCAGCGCATGCGCCTCCTCGATGACCAGCAGGTGGCTGTTGCCAACCTTGGCGCTCTCTTCCACCATGCGCAGCATCTTTCGGGTGCGGGCCTCATGCGAAGCGGGCAGCGTCGTCTGCGGGTCAATGGTCAGGATGATCGCGGCGATGATGTCGCCGGCTTTCAGCAGCCGGCCAGCGCTGATCGTCTCGGTCATGCTGAGCACGCTCGGCCGCACGATCACGACCGGTGCCCGGTCGTGCTGGATGCGGTCTTCCAGATCGCCCAGCAGCGTCGTCTTGCCGGATCCACTCTCGCCGACGATCGCCACGAAGCGGCCGTTCTTGCCCGCTTGCCACATGGCCTCGCGGACGAAGCGCAGCTCGCCGTTCTGGAACAGCTCCGCTGCTGATGTCACCTCACCGTCGTACGGATTGGTGAACAGCGCAAACGCCTTGCTTGCCTCGTATGTGAGGCTCTGTTTTGCAAGCAACATATCGGTGGCCCTTTCTTCAGGTTTTGATGGGATGGGGCTGCGATTGCGATCGCGGCCATATGCGTCGACCGGCTGCGTGCCTTGCCGGCGTGCACCGGCTGACCACCACAACCCCGCTAACTCGTCGGCAGTTGCGCCGCGAGCGACGAACAGTGCTTCGATCGCCATGCGGATCTCGTGCTCGGGCGTCGTCTTCGGCCAGACGTTGCTGCCGGTGATCTGCCACATCGCCGTCTTGCTGATGCCGGCTGCATCGCCCATGTCATTCAGCGAGAGGCCGTAACGCAATGCTGTGCGGCCAAGCTCCAGTGCCTTGCCTGGTTTGGCAATGGGGCCGATGTTGCGAGCGACCTGGACTGTCATGCGTCTCCTCCTGCTGCGCGCAGCGGTTGCACGAGCTGCAGGCCTGCAGCCTGGTCAGCGTCGGGCGCCTTGACCACCAGGCCGAACTGAGCGGCCAGCGCATCGAGCTGGTCTTCGGGCACGCCTTCGGCGCCAAAGCGCTGGTTGACCCAGGCATAGACCTTCGGGCTGTAGGCCTCGCCCAGCAGGGCTTTGAGGCGCTTGCAGGCTTCGACCGGATTCAGGCGCGGCACTTCTGCCTGGCGTGCCTGGACCGGATGCTCAGTGCCACGGCGGGGCATATAGACCGGCACCTGCGCGGCCTTCAGATCTGCCGTTGGGTCAAACTGACCGAGGTACGGTGCAGCCTTGTTCCTGCGGGCCTTGTCGGCCTCTTCAAGCGTGGCGGGCCCGGCTTCCGTGGCAAAGGCCTGGCGCGAGATTGCGTTGCGGTTTTCATCAATGACCGTCAGCGGCATGGCCCGATAGCTCTGGCCGAGGATGGGCGCGCCGGCATCAAAGCCGAACTGATCACGCACCAGCGGCTGCACGGTCTGCCACACCAGCTCGCCCGTGTCTTGATCGACCGAGGCCACCTTGACGGCCGGGGCCTCAAACGGGTTGACCGCGACAAGAAGCTTTTCACTAGGAGCCGCGCCACGCACATAGCGCACGTCATAGTCGTGCGATCCGTAGCCCTTGACGGCAAAGCTCACCAGCATGTCGTTGCTGACGCGGCGCCGCTCGGGCGCGCTGGACGGCAGCGCACGCAACAGCTCTTCATTGGGCGGCATGCGCAGCTGCTCGGCCGTGATCATCGACCAGGCGCTGTACCTCGTCATGCCGTGGCGGCCGTGCTTGCGCGTGCCGTTGAACCAGTGCATCCATACGTCGGCCAGCGCATTCAGCGATGCCATCGTGATGGTTTCTGGATCCAGAAAGCGCAGCGTTCCTTCCAGGCCGCGCTCCACAATGTTCTGGCTGTTCTCAACCTGGCCAGTGGCGCGCGAGTTGCGTGGCTTGTGATGCTGCAGCTTGATGTCGAGCTGGTCGCAGAAGTTGACGAAGGCGCCTGATTTGAAGGGCGAGCCCTGGTCGGTGTAGAGCATGTGCGGCACGCCGTAGAAGGGTGCGGCATGGCCGTCCGGGCCCATGCGCTGCTGCATCAGCCAGATCAGGTGTTCCAGCGCGTTCTCAGTCGTCTCGCCGCCCGTATAGAAGCGCACGGCAATGGCGCCAGAGCAGTGGTCGGTGCCGACATAGCGCACGACCAGGTCGTTCATCACCTTGGCGACGTTGTGCAGCTTGTTCTTGTAGAACGCCTCGCGCTCCATGAGCGCGACTTCGCCCTTGGGCGTGCGGTACAGCACGCACACCGAGGCATCGGCCTGCCAAGCCGCGTTGGGGTGCTCAGAGCGCATGCGGCTTGCCGGGCTGGGTGCGTTGACCTGGTCGGGATGCATGCCCCGCTCACGCATCAGCGCGCTCACCCGGCTGGCGCTCAGCTTCACCGCGAGCTTGCCATCGGCGTAGAGCACATCGATGGCGCGTTCAATCGACCACATGGCCTTGCCGTTGGCGCGCCGGCCCTCGGCCAGCACGCCCGCCACCTGCAGCAGTTCGGCATCGGTGATGGCTGTGGTGTTGGCATCGGCGCGGCGCTTGCGCTCTGCCGTCTCTATGCCGGCCGCCGCAGCCTTGATCAGGCTATAGGTGCGCTGCCGGCTCAGGCCCAGCAGGGCGGCAGCCTTGTCCACGATGGCGGTCTTATCGCCGTGTGGCGCATCGGCCAGCTCGCGTGCGGCCTGCCGTAGCACTTCGCTCTTGAGGTGATTCATGGTGGCGTGCTGTGCGTGCGGTTGCGGTCAGGCCTTCTTGCCGGCGGCGGCAATCGCATTCATGTCCAGCCAGCTCGGCCGGCCGCCTACGGAATCAGCGCTGGTGTCCACGTCGAGGCCGTGCTCGTCCACAATCTCGCGCAGGCTCATCACAATGTGGCGCATCGCCTCCAGCGCTCGCTCGCGCATCGGCTCGCGTTCGTGGCCCTGCAGGTCGCGCACCACCACAGCCAGGCGGCTCACTTCCAGATTCGTCGCCAACACGCGCTGAAAGAGCTCTTCAAGGGCAGCGGCGTCTTCAGCCGTCTTGGCCGGGTCGGTCTTCTTGGGCTTGAAGGGGCGCGCGAGCTTCTCGCGAAGCTCGGTGATCGTGGCGCTGTCTTTGGCGATGACCGCATCCTTGGCGGCCTTGGCCTCTTCTGCATCCTGCAGCTTGGCCGCCAGCTCTTGCTTCTCTTTGTGGGCCCGTTCGATCAGCGTTTCGGCCAGTTCGAGGACGGCTTCCTTGTCGCCGGTCTTCGAGACTTCGATCAAGGCTTGCTTATGATCGTCAGGCAGGCGTCGGAACTGGCGTAGTTCGCGGTAGCCGATGCCCATTTGGGACATGGATTCGAGGGCCTCTTCGCCGAACGTGCGCAGGTTGGCAATGTCCTGATTGGCCTTTTCGTCCGACACGCCCAGCAGCCTGCAGAATTCCTCCCAGGTGCCGCGCAACTCCAAACCGTTTGGCATACGGCGCCCGGAAAGTTGTTGATACAGCTTGTTTTCCTTGACGAAGGCGAGCTTTGAACTCCAAACCGTTTGGGAAAATTTACCGAAGGCCTCAGCCATCTGTGCCTGCCCGAGTAGTTGGTTCAGCAGGTCGCGCTCAGCGCCGTAGCCTTCAGCCAGCTGGGTCAACGTATCGCCCGATTGGGCCGAAGATGCCAGCGCGGCGTGATCGAGTTCGGCGTGCATGGGTTCTGCCGAGGGAGTGGGTTTGCGGGGCATGTCAGTCTTCCTTGCTGAGATTTCGTTCTTTGAGTTCAAGCGCTGCGAGCACAACCCATGAGCGCAGCAGCCAATTGATGGCGTCCATCCAGGCGCGGACGCTCTCGACCGCTTGTTGTGGCGTCTCGAACAGATCGGCCAACACCTGCGCAATTTCGGCGTCGGTCTTGCCGTCGGCCAGCTGTGCCAGCAGGCCCAGCACGACGGCGGTGTTCTTGTGGCTGTCTGGCTCAGCGCGCAGCTGATCCAGGAAGTCAGATCCCTTCATTGGCATGGTGGATAGGCCTTGGTGGTGATGGAATGGGAGTCGGTGCGCAGCGCCAGGGCCACGCCGGCCAGCAGTTGGTCGACGGCGTCGTGCGCCTCGTTCAGCGCCTGCAGCGCCAGGTCGCGGTCGCCGTGGCGGGCAATCAACCGCTTGACCAGGCCGCAGGTCGGCTCGCAGCAGACCAGCAGCTCCACGGCCAGGAACCTCGGGTTCATCTCGGCATCGATGTGTGCATCCATGTCGGGCTCCTAGGTGCGGCTGAAGCGGCTGCGGACATCGGCTAGGCGCTGCTCGGCGCGGTCAAGCGCCTGCATGTGCTTGAGCGCGATCTGCACGATCTGCGGGCTCAGGCGCCAGCGGCCCGTTTCGGGCACCTGCTCACCAAAGCCGGCAATCTGCAGGTTGGCTAGGTCGCGAGTCACCACGCTGGCAGAGCAGCCCTGCTGGCGCGCAATGTCGCTGGGCGCCATGCCAGTGATCTCGTGTCCAGCCAGCAGCGTGATCAGCTTCAGCAGCCGCTGCTGGCCGTCATGGGCGTACTGGTCGAGGTTGCGGTCGGTGGCGCTCATCCCGGCACCTCCGCGCTGCGTTCTGCCGGCAGGGGCAGGTTCGCCTGCGCCACCAGCAGCCGGCCCAGCGTGGGCGGGCTCACCAGGAACTGCACGCGCCAGGGCGGCACGTAGCCAATGCCATCGGGCCCGGCGCTGGTTTCGAACAAGCGTGCATCGCCAACGGGACCCACGCACCAACTGTTGAGCAGCTCGTGCTCGCTGATCACGTTGTAGGCCTCGATGTCGGCCTCGACGTCGACGCCCCAGGCGGTGTGGAGCAAGTGGTCCAGCGTCTTGCGGCGGTCGTCGCGTGCAGCTTCAAAGAACACGATCAGCTCGCAGTTGTGCAAGCGAGAGCTGACGCATGCCCGGTACAGCACCGCCGGGCCTCGGCGAAAGTTGAGGAGTCCCATGCTGCCGGCTCCGTCAGTGCGTAATGGAGCCTGATGCCGCCGCATCGGACGGCATCGCGGGCGTGTGAACAACGGCGTTGGCAATGGCCTGGGCCACGCCCTCCATCTGCGCGCGGCGCACCTGGTCCATGAAGGCGGCGTGGGCTGCGGCGTGGGCGCGCTGGGCTTCTTCGCGGCGCAGGCGGTCAGTGCGGCGGCGCATGTAGGTCTGGTTTCTGATCACTGGGTGCTCCTTCGGTTGGTGGTTGGAAACGGGCTCACTCGACGATCTCGCCGAGCTTCAAGCCCAGCAGCACGGCTACCTTGTGGCTGGCGCCGCGCTTGCACTTCTTGCGGCCGGCGAGGATCTCGTAGACCAAAGAGCGGCCGACCTTGTGCTGGCGCGCCCAGGCCGAGATCGACTGGCCACGCCGATCGAACTCAGCGCGTGCCTGGGCGGGGGTCTTCAGGGTGGGCGGCTTGCTCATGGCGTGCAAAAATGGTGTGAATGGGTGCGCACAAGTGCGTATCGAAAGGGGGTCAACGTGATTGACGAAAAGGTGTTTGAACAAGCTGTGCAGCTCGCTGCAGCATTCGTTGCCAACGGGGACATCCGCTTGGGGCTTGATCTGGAAGACTCGCAAGGCATTGCGATGCTGGAAGACCTGATACCGGTGCTATGCCGATCCCTTGCAGCCGCGAAGCAAGTCGCGCTTGGCGCGCCGCACTGATCGGGCAATAGATCAACCGGCCGCCCAGGCCTGATGGATGCGAGCGCGGCAGATAGGTCTGCCGCCCGGCTTGCAGGCCGAGGGATTCCAGTGCCGCGTTCATGCCTCGCCTCTTGCCATCGCAGCCTTGGTGCGGCGCAGCAGCGGCCGCTCCTTGGGTGGCCAGATCGTGGCCACGGGCTTGCCGATGATTCCGGCGATGCGCTTCTGGATGCGGTCAGAGACCGTCCGGCCACTGATGACTTGAGACACCGAGGAGTTGGCGACCTTCAGCTCGTCAGCCAGTGCCGTGGGGGTGACACCCCTCATTCGCATGGCGGCCTTGATCTCTTCAGGATGCATGTCTGTTACCCTTTCGCCTAAATAGTTAGCTGCGCTTAGTGCGGCATTGCTTGCGGTGAATTATGGTGTTCATTTGGACACTAGTCAACAACTTATTGGTGTTCACATGGAACTTTTCGAAAGACTCAGAGAAGAGCGCGATCGACTTGGCTTCAGCCAGGAAAAGTTCAGTGCAGCAGGTGGGGTTCTGAAGCGCGCTCAGATCCACTACGAGAAGGGTGAGCGCATGCCGGACGCCAGTTACTTGGCGGCCATTGCGGAAATCGGTGTCGACGTTGTTTACGTCTTAACCGGGCGTCGGGACGATGGCGTGCCTGCGCTTGGTGCAAGCGAACGCGTCCTGATCGACAGCTACCGCTCATGCCCATCTGAAGCCCGCCAGAACCTACTTCAAACGGCGGTACTTCTTGCCGCAGGGGTTGCACCGCCAACAAGTAAAAAGCCAGCCCGCTCCAAGGTAACTGTCACTGCCGACGGAGGCTACGCAGCAGGGCGCGACATGACTTTGAGGGGAAATCCAAAGGAGTTGGGGAGTGAGAAAAAAGCTAACGGTAGAAAGCCCGCAGGGCCACGCAGCAGGGCGTGACATGCAGGTCAGAACCGCACCAGAGGTCGCCGTCAGCGCGATCAGCGGTGGAACCAATATCTTTGGCATCCACGGTGACGTGCATGTCTCAATTGGGGCCCCGCCAAGGGCGCGTGCGCGGCCCAATCTGCCGCCGCCGGGGCCAGAGCACATTGGCGAAGATCAGAAGCGCACGCTGCAGGATCTGTGCAAGGAATGGGTCGATTTGCACAACGCCATCAAGCGCAACAAGCTGACCTATGCATCGGCTTGGAGCCGCGTCAACAAGGCGGCTGGAAGCCGCTCTTACCACTACATTCGGCGAGAGTGCTTCGACACAACGTGCGCGTACATACGCCGCGAGATGGCGATGCTGCGGAACATGGGGTCTGCGCCAGCCAAGGATCTGGAGTGGCGCTCCAAGCGCATTGGCGCAATCAAGGCGCGCTGTAACAATCAGCTCGGCACACCCGATGCCTACAAGGCCTACATCGCCAGGAACTTCAAAGCAGCCTCATTGACTGAGCTGGCGACGGATGAGCTGCAGAAGACGTATGCGTACATCATGGCGAAGAAGGCGTAGTTGCGATGGGCACTTTCGGAGTCATCTTTCTTCTGGTGCTGGCCATTTTGTTCATGGCTATACCCAACAAGAAGGCATCTTCAAAGACTAGTTCAGCACTAGATCCTGATAGGGATGACGAGCCAAGTCCTGATGTACTGGCGCAACTGGTTCGGGAGATGTTTAGGGGCAACCCCCAAGCGCTCTATGGTTCTGATCTCAGAGACCAGTCGGTACGGAATGTCCAGATCATTGCTGATTCGATACGCATCATCGATGCGAGCAGCAACGGCAAGACCCGCAATTCAAGGCTTGAGACTATTGCATCAGCAATGGCTCGCCTCAATGAGGATCTATGGGGGAACTTCAGTGCCGAGACCATTGCGGATATCGAAGCAGAAGTCGATCTATGTGGTCAGAAAGTCATTGCATACAACGCAAGCGATGAGGCCATGAAGCACCTTAGCGCCGCGAATCGGTTCGTCAAACCTGAAACGAAGAAGCGGTATTTGCTAAAGGCTCTTGCTGAACTAGAACACGCGCTGGAGCGCATGAGCCATCCGGAATGTCGTCGCTTACTTGAAAATGCGATGGCCGTCGTGAAGGCGGTGAAGATCGATGGCGTCTAGTGATGAAAGGGAGTAGGGATGGCAACCGAGAAACCTGAGACACCCAGCAGCACGCAAACCAGCCAGGCGGTAGGTGGTGCAAGCAAGGAACCGTCAGCGATGGAGCTACAGGCGTGAGCCTTGAGCGCGCGAGCACCATCGAAGCGTTGCAATTGGAGCTGAAGCGACGCATGGACGAGCTTCAGGCGGCCATGATCGGGCGGCCTGCCACCAAGCAGGACATCATTCATGCCATACCGCCGCGCGCGTCTCCTGACCATACAGGCCTGCAGGTCGTGAGCCCTAGCGCAGTCCGCTTGGCCGCAGACGATTTTTCAACATTGCTGAAAGAGATCAAGCGCGTACTCGGCCGATAGTGATCACAAGTAAACCGGTTTAGCTACCTCAAGTTCCGCGCGCGGGCGACCATGCCCGCATGCCATCTGACACCGCACTCAGCCCCCACTTCCACCTCTCCGAGCTGACGGTCTCGGCCGAGGGCGAACGCGCTGGCTTGCGCAATGAGCCGCTGCCGCCGCACCTGAAGAACCTGAAGCGCCTGGCCATCACGCTGGAGGCGGTGCGCATGGCCCTGGGCGACAAGCCCATCACGGTGCTGAGCGGATTCCGCTCGCCGGCCGTCAACAAGCTGGTGGGTGGTGCCGACAAGTCGGCGCACCTGCAGGGCCTGGCGGCCGACATCATCTGCCCCGCCTTCGGCACGCCTCGCCAGATCTGCGAGCGGCTCATCGCCTCGGGCCTGGCGTTCGACCAGCTCATCCAGGAGGGCGGACGCTGGGTGCACGTCGGCCTGGCGCTCACCACGGCCCCGGTGCGGCAGGAGGTTCTCACGGCCGTGTTCGTCAAGGGCTTGCGCCCGCAATACCTGCAGGGGCTGGTGTGATGCCAGACGGCCTGCCCAATGTCATCGTCACCCGGCCGCAGCCCAAGGCCTGGTGGCGCAGCCGTGTGCTGCTGCTCAATGCTGCCGTGCTGATGCTCGCGGCGGCCGAGAGCCAGGTCAGCGTGCTGCAGCCGCTGCTGCCCGTCAACGTCTATGCCCTGATTGCGTTCGTTCTGCCAGTGCTGAACGCCGGCCTGCGATTTGCCACGAGCACCAGCATCCAGCTGCAGGCCCCAGCAGCGGCGCCAGCCGGAGACCAGCCATGAGCCCGAACCTGCAGGCACTGGTGGTGCGGCTCTCGCTGCATCTCATCGGCTTCGTGCTGGGCATCGCCATCGGCGCGCAGATCAGCGGCGACCACTTCAAGGCCGGCCAGCTCGCTCGGGTGGCGAAAGGTCAGCAACAGGCGGTGCAAGCCGTGGATGCAGGCGCCAGCGCAGTCGCAGCGGTGCAGGCCACCGCTGCATCGCGCACGGCCAACCAATTCGCAATCGATCAGGAGATCAAGCATGGACAAGTGGCTCTGGTTCGACTCCCCGCCTGCCGCAATGTGGCGGTTGCTGGCCCTGGCCGAGCTGCTGGTGCTGGCGTGTTGGCTCATCCGCCTGTGGCTGCTGGTGGCCCGCCTGCCGAGCCCGTCATCGGTGCCATGCCGCAAGCACCCGCCACTGCTGCGGCCGTGGAAGGCCCGCCTCTACTTGGCGCTGCTGACCTGGAGCTCACTCTTGGCGCTTTGCGGTTGTGGAACAGCGCCCTACTTGGGCACCCCGTTGCCGCCGGTGCCTGCCCGGCTGATGACCCCGCCGCACCCGCCTGTGCCGCTGGAGCCGGCCGCGTCCTCGCCGAGCTCTGGGCCAATCACAACCTGAACGCGAGCCTCTGCGGGCAAGACCGCAGCCAGCTCACTGAACTCATCGGCCTGGTGCAGCGCCGGCAATCTATCGAACAAGGGCAACAGCCATGAGCAAGAACTTTCCGGCCACGCGAGATGGCATTCCCATCCCGGTCACCACTGCAGCGAACACGCTGCCGCTGGGCACCGAAACCGACCTGGCGCGCCAGGCCGCCGACGCACTGATCGATGGGCGTGGGGACTATGACTCATTCATCAAGTTCGGCGGCCCTGACGTGACGGTAACCAAGGCCACGGGGCTGCGCATCCCTGCGGGGTCGATTGGCATCTATGGCAAGGGGAATGCGACGCACGTTGCAGTGATTGGCGACGGGGCAACATCGCTCGTGGTGCATCTGGGCGAGGGAGCCTGACATGGGGTCCAAATTTAGCGGCATGTCGGCGAAGGAGCGGGCAGCACTCAAAGCACTGGTGTCAGGGGCTGGGATGCTTGGGTCTGCCGTCCGCGTGCCCGCATCGTTGTTGGGCGGGCCAGCACTCCCAAAAACACGGCTGCGAATAGCAGCTGCGCTCGCTGGTATTGCAGATTTTCGGATCATCAAGCTAGGAGATAGCACGGGTGCGGGGCTTTCGAGTGTGATTGCCAACAGCAAGTGGGCATTTAGCCCAACGGCTGTGATGGCACGCGCTCTCAAGGCTATGGGGCTGCCGGTCAATTACAACTCTGTTTGGGGGGACCAGACGAGGCAGGGTGGCGCGGTGCTCACGTCATTTGATCCACGTTGGACGACTGCTGGAACGGCCTGGGCCACTGTAGGTGTTAATTCGACAGTTGGTGGATGGGCAATGGCAAATTCCACCACGACGGAAACACTGAAATTCAGTCCTACAGATCCTACTACCTCAGCTGCATACGCATTTGACTCCTACGATCTGTACAGCGTAAATCTTGGTGGATACGCCAGCTTCACAACTGATATCGGCGGCGCACAGCTGGCCGCAGTGGATAACAATCTCGGCCGCTCTTTGCGAATCACTACCGTGCCAACTGGTGCAGCAGCAGCGACGGGTGTCATCAATATCAAACGTGTAAATACTGGCACCTACACACAGATTGTGGGCATAGCTCCCCGCGTAGCCGCCACAAAACACATCGAAATCTTTAATGCTGCAGCTGGCTCATACTCATCGGCAGATATAGACGTTAGCTCTGGTGCTAATGGGGATTTCCTGCTGGGTCCGGTGGTTCGCAGGTGGGTAACAGATGTGCCCTCCCTTGTCTTCATCGACATCGGCATCAACAACTGGCGCTTGCTAACTCTTGGCACCACAGATGTGAATTATCAAACGGTATTGTCCAATACCGTTTCGACATTAATTGGCTTGGGTGCAGAGGTTATCCTTTGCAAACCAGTACCCTCGCAAATAGGGTATAGCGCTACCCTTACGCAAGCGAACATGGATGCGTATCGAGCTGCAATCGATGCTGTGGCCGATCAATATGGCTGCTTGGTGTATGACAAATCAAAGCGGTTTGTCTCGTATGCCTATAGCAGCCCATTGGGCTACTACAGCGATGGTCTGCACCCATCGCAGGCTGGCTATGCCCAGATCGGCTATGACCTGGCCGACATCATCATGAGCTACTGAGGTCCAAGAGGCACCCCGTTGGCAATGACCGGCATAAGCGTCTGTTCAAGTTCCCATGCAATCTGGCGGACCGTTGCCAGGTGCACACCCTGCAGAGGCTTCGGCCCAGCGGGGGACGAGATGCGGATATGTGGGTCGAAATCTGTTTTGGTGTCCTGGTAGTCAGCGTCGTCAATCTTTGGATCGAAATGACCTCCACCGTCTTTATTGCGAACCAGCTTTATCAAGTTCCGCCTGGTGATTCGCTTGCCGCGGCTTGTTTCGAGGATGTCGCCATTCCACCAATCGTTCAACTTCACGGTGCGCAGCCAGTCGGGGGTGATGGCGAGACTGCACATAGGAACAACGCTGATGTCGCCGTCGCCCATTCTGAAGGCAGTAAGTGGCGCCATAAAGGTGGAGTACTTAGTGAACATCATTGGATGACGGCTGTCGACGTATGCAAGCGTCTTTCGAATCTTGAGTTGCTGAAGGATAGGGACGTTCCCTTCATGAGACATCAGCTGAAAAACCGCAGCAGCAAGGTATTTCGCTTGCCAAATCTTGCCAGCGTCATAGGAGGCGCCAAGTGTCTGAAGCTCATCCAACTTCTCAGTCAGCTCCACATTCAGCTCTTGCCCAGTTTTGATATGCAAGAACGATCCCAATTTGCTCATCAACGTGACTCCGCCAATCGCCCATTATCACTACCCCATTTCTAAGCCCCTGCCGGTACACATTCAATGAACCCCGACGAAATCAAAACCTGGTCGACAGTGGCGCTTGGGCTCTGGAACGTGCTGCTCACGATTGCCCTCTGGCTGCGCAAGCCCGGCGAGGACGCCGGCCAGGCCGTGGCCGACCTGCGCACGGCGCACGGCCGCGAGATCGCGGACGTGCGTAACGACGTCACGCAGATCCAGACCCAGCTGGAGCACACCGCCACCAAAGAGGATCTCGCCGATCTGGCTGGCACGGTAAAGCAGATCAATGAGCGAACCCTGCAGATGGCCGAGAGCTCGCGCTCGACATCGGCCACGCTCACCCGCATCGAAAACTATCTGCTGAACACTAAGTGAGCCCATATGAGCTTCAGTGACTATCAAACTGCCGATCGCCGCCTGGTGCTACTGAAGGCCTTGGAGAACGCCGTCCAATATCGCGCCAATGCCTACTTGCTCCGCCGCTATTGCGACAGCCTCGGGCACGTGGTCAGCGCCGATCGCATCGAGCAAGACCTGGCCTGGCTGGCGGAGCAGAGCTTGATCGCGCTGGAGAAGGCCCAGGGCGTCAGCGTGGCCACCTTGACCGAACGTGGGCTGGACGTGGCCACCGGCCGCGCCAAGACGCCCGGCGTACAGCAACCCGCACCGGGAGGCTGATATGCCTCCGGTGAGCAAGATCGCGCTGCTGCCTGCAGATCTGCGCGAGTGGCTGCACAAGACGTTCGTGCAGCGCGCCTTTGGCGACATCGAGGGCGTCACTGAAGAGCTGAACGCGCTGATGAAAGAGGCTGGCGTGGCCATCTCTATCGGCAAGAGCGCGGTGGGTGCCGAGAGCCTGCGCGTCAAGCGCGCACAAGAGGCGATCCGCGCCACCACAGAGGCGGCGAAGGTCATCGCTGATAGCTCAGCCGACCCGGGCGACAACCGCAGCGCGGCGGCGATGGCGATCGTGCAGGCCGAGGTGTTCGAGACACTGCTCAAGATCCGCGAGTCTGACTCTGAGGAAGATCCGATCGCGCGCCTGGCCGTGATGAACGAGGCCGCGTTGGGCCTGAGCCGCTTGTCTCGCGCTCGGGTCAATCAGGCCCGCTGGGCCGATGAACTGGACGTGCGCGCCAAGGCGGCAGCAGACAAGGTCTCGAAGCTGGCCAAGAAGGGCGGGCTGACGGCCACGCAAGTCGCCGAGATCCGCTCCAACATTTTGGGCATCGTGAAGCGAGAGCCCGCGCCTGGCGGTGCCGCATGAGCCTCTTCTTCGGCCGCATCCCGCCAAGCCAGCTCGGCACGACATTCACTCATCGCGGGTGGCTTATCGGCCTGATCCCCGTCTATATCGGAGCCCCGGAATCGTCGGCGCCGCTTTTTGCTGAGCGAAACGGTGTACCCGAATTGTGGTTTGACCTGGTCATGTCGCTGTATCTGCTGTTGGGGGACTTGGCCAGCTGGGTCAATCCGGCGTTTGAACCCAGCTTCTTCTTCACGGTCAGTGGTCCATTGGAGCCACAGCCATGACTGAACAGAAGCGCAAGTCGGGCCCGGCCCGCAAGATCGCGAAGGCCGCGCGCGCCGCTGTCGTCTCGCTGACGGCTGCAGGCGCCTTGGCACTGGCGGCGTCTCCGGCGCTGGATCAGGACCCGCTGGCATTCCTGACTCCCGTCGCTGCCGACGCCGCACCGCCGCCGGTCTTGCTGGGCTACCAGCAACGCTGGGTCGCTGACCAGGCGCAGCTCAAGATCGCAGAGAAGGGCCGACGCATCGGCCTGACCTGGGCCGAGGCCGCAGACGACGTGCTGATCGCCGCCAGCGAGGGCGGCAGCAATGTCTTCTACATCTCGGCCACGCAGGACATGGCCCGCGAGTACATCGAGGCCTGTGCCATGTGGGCGCGGGCTTTCAACTACGTGGCCAGCGAGATCGGCGAGGGCATCTACGAAGACGAAGGCCCCGCTGGCGAGAAGAAGAACATCAAGACCTACGAGATCAGCTTCCCAGCCACGGGCAAGCGGATCCTGGCGCTCAGCAGCCGCCCGACCAATCTGCGCGGCAAGCAGGGCGTGATCGTGATCGACGAAGCCGCTTTTGCGCCCGACCTGGCCGGCCTGATCAAGGCGGCGATGGCTATGCTGATGTGGGGCGACAAAGTGCGCATCATCAGCACCCACGATGGCGTCGAGAACGCGTTTGCCCAACTGATCGACGAAGTGCGCGCGGGCAAGCGTGGCGATGCCACGGTGCACACGATCCGCTTCAAAGATGCCGTAGCAGACGGCCTGTATCGCCGCGTGTGCCTGCGCAAGGGCCGCGAATGGACTCAGGAGGCCGAGGACAAGTGGGTGGCCGACACCTATGCCTTCTATGGCAATGACTCTGCCGAGGAACTGGACGCGATCCCGAGCCAGGGCGGCGGGCGCTATCTCAGCCTGGCGCTGATTGAGCAGCGCATGACCAGCGCGGTGCATCCAGCTGGACCGGCGCTCGTGCGCGGCTTCTGGAAGGATGATTTCGCCTGGCTGCCCGAAGACGTGCGCCGCCATGCCATTGACGGCTGGCTGCGCGAGAACATCGACCCGGTGCTGGCCGGCCTGAACAAGGCTCGCCGCCATGTGTTCGGCGAAGACTTCGCGCGCAATCGAAACTTGTCTTCGATCACGGTGGCGGAAGAAGACCTCGATCTGACTCGGCGCGTGAAGCTGCAGCTGGAGCTGTTCAATTGCCCGTTCACCTGCCAGGAGCAGATCCTGTTCTACATCATCGACCGCCTGCCGCGCTTCCGAGGTGGCGCGATGGATGCTGGCGGCAATGGCTCAGCGCTCGCCGAGAAGACGGCCCAGCGCTATGGCACGCAGATGGTCGAGCGCGTGATGCTCAGCAATGCGTTCTATCTCGACCACATGCCCAAGCTGAAGGCGGGCCTGGAAGACGGCACGTTGACCGACATTCCGCGCGACGCGCAGCTGCGGGATGACTTGCGCGCCATCGAGCTGATCGACGGCATTCCAAAACTGCGGCGGGGCGACAGTTCGCAGAGCGCCGCCGCCAAGGCCGCTGCGGCCGAGGGTGGCGAGAAGCTCAAACGGCACGGTGACTTCGCCATCAGCTTGTTTCTGTGCAACTACGCCTGGTTCCGCGAAGCCGGCGAGATCGACTTTCAGACGGTGCCGGCGCGAGCGCGATTGTCTGAGCGTCACGACATGAGCAGCGGCTTTCGGATGCGCGCGCCGGCCGATGACGGCCCGGCCGGCGGCTTCGACTTCGGCAAGGACGGGGGCTTCTGATGCCATCAGTCCGTCATCCGGCAGTCTCCCTTGCAGCCGCCTTGCCGTTCATGAACGTTCAAAACGGCCCTGGGAGCCCCGATCGGCACCACCCGGCTACCAGCACAGGCACCGGGGGTGTTTTAACGGCTCCAGGGCCCGATTTCAGAAAAGGGCTTGCAGCATGATTTCCAACATCCTTGACGCCAACGGCCAGCCCTTCAACGTGGAGGCCAGCACCGTGCCGCAGTCGGCACGCGTGGGCTACCTGCAGCGCGAGTTCGACCGGCATCCGGCACGCGGCCTCACGCCGGCGCGGCTGCACGACATCATGGTCAATGCCGAGATGGGCGACCTGATCGGCCAGCTCGAACTGGCCGAAGACATGGAGGAGCGCGACGGGCATCTGTTTGCCGAGATGAGCAAACGGCGCGGCGCCCTCACTCAGCTGAGCTGGAGCATCGAAGCGCCTGAGAACGCGAGCGCCGAAGAGAAGGCCTTGGCTGAAGACATGCGCGCCTGGTTCGGCCAGATCCAGGTCGAGGCCAATGGCGTGACTGGCGGTATCGACCTGATGGTGTGGACGATGACCGACGCCATCCTCAAGGGATTTGCACCCCAAGAAATGGTGTGGCAGCTGATCGATGGCGTGCGCATCCCCAAGCTCACCGCACAGCCTCAGCGCTGGTTCTGCCCCAGCGCCGACCGGCGGCACTTGCTGCTGCGCAGCCGCGATGCAACCGAGGGCACGGCTGACCTTCCATCAGTGATGGGTGAAGAGCTGCTGCCGCTGAGCTGGCTGATGCACATGCATCCAGCCAAGGCGGGCTACGTGTCGCGCATGTCGCTGGCGCGCGTGCTGTTCTGGCCGTACCTGTTCAAGAACTATGCGGTGCGCGACCTGGCCGAGTTCCTTGAGATCTACGGCTTGCCATTGCGGCTGGGCAAATATCCGAGCGGCGCCAGCGATGAAGAGAAGCGCCGCCTGCTGCAGGCTGTGGTGCAGATCGGGCACAACGCAGCGGGCATCATTCCGGCCGGCATGGAGCTGGAATTTGAGGCTGCTGCTGCCGGCACCGAGGTGCCTTTTGTGGCGATGTGGGATCGGCTGGATGCCGTCGAGTCCAAGGCCATCCTCGGCCAGACGCTGACCGCCAGCGAAGGCCAGCATGGCACGCAGGCGCTGGGCAAGGTGCATGACGGCGTGCGCATGGACATCCGCGACGCCGATGCGCGCAAGATCGAAGGCACGGTCAGCCAGCAGTTGATCAAGCCAATGGCCCTGCTCAACCGACCAGGCGCCGCCAAGCTGCGCCTGCCGCTGTTCAAGCTCGACACCAGCGAACCCGAAGACCTGGAGCTCTACGCGACCAACCTGCCAAAGCTGGCCAAGGCGGGATTGCGCATCGGCAAGAAGTGGGTGCACGACAAGCTGCGCATCCCGGAGCCGGCCGAGGGCGAAGATCTGCTGACTGGCAGCGATCCGGTGGCAGACCCCGCCGCAGGCCCGGCCGCGAAATTGCAGCCACAACAGCCGAGCCCAAAGGATAAGAAGACGGCGCTGAACGCAGTGCCGACGGATGTTCAAACCACCGGCTCGGGCCCGCATGACATGCTGGACGATGTGGTGGCGGATGCGCTGGGTGACTGGCGCCCGCTGTTGGCGCCGATGATTGACCCGCTGGTGCAGGCGCTGAATGCGGCCGCAGATGCCGGCGAGTCGCTGGAGGACTTCCGGGCCCGGCTGCCGCAACTGATCGAGCGCATGGACTCGCGCCCGCTGGGTGAAAGCCTGGCGCGTGCCAGCTTCATCGGGCGGCTGGCAGGTGAGGCGGATCTGGATCTGCCTGGCGAGCACAGCTGACGCCATGCCTATCCCCATTCCTGCTGGGCTCAAGGTTGGCCTGGTCGAACCCAAGGCCGCGATCGCGGCGTTCCAGGCACGCCGGCTGCTGGCCCCGAGCTATGCCTGGCAAGACGTGTTCCAGGACGAGCACTCGCGCGGCTACGCCGTGGCTGGCGTGCAGCGCCTGGACATATTGCAAATTTTCTTCGATGAAAGCGAAGCGGCCGTCAACAACGGCGGCAGCTTGAAGGACTTCCGCGATTCGATCCTGCCCAAGCTCACGGCCAAGGGCTGGTGGGGGGACATTGAGGTCAAGGACGCCGCAACGGGCGAGACGCGAATCACCCGATTCGATGACCGCCGGCTGAAGCTGATCTATGACACCAACGTGCGCCAGGCCTATGCCGCAGGCCGGTGGGCCGAGACCCAGAAGACCAAGGCGCGCTTGCCCTTCCTCGTGTACTTCACGATGCAGGACGAGCATGTGCGCGCCTCGCACCGCCGCTGGAATGCGCTGGTGCTGCCTGTGGACCACCCGTTCTGGGACACGCACTACCCGCCAAACGGCTGGAACTGCCGCTGCTACGCCTACGCCATCGACCAGAAGGGTATCGACCGGCTGCGCAAGGCTGGCGTGAAGATCCAGACCGAGGCGCCTGCCATTGACTGGGTCACCTACGTCAACCCGCGCACAGGCGAAGTGGTGCCCGTGCCGCGTGGCATTGACCCAGGCTTTGCATACAACCCTGGCAAGGCCCGAGACGAAGCGCTCTATGAGGCCTCGCTGCGCAAGGCGCTGGGCTCATCGCCTCTCGCCTCGGCCACAGCGCTGGCCCAGGCCCAGGCCGATATGCCGGCGTTTGTGGCCAGCGCCACGCGGCGCTTTGGCAAGTTCGTCGACCAGCTGGTCGATGCAAAGGGCAAGCCCATCGGCCAGGCGCGCGGCGACATTCGCTACATTGGCACCTTGGCCCCGCAGGCGGTGCGTGCGTTGCAGATCCAAAACATCGAGCTGGCCAGCCCGGTCGTTGCAGTTCGCGATGAGGATGTGCTGCATACGTTTCGCGATGCCAAGGATATCGGCGCCAAGGTGGCCATCAGCGTCTACAGGCGCTTGCCGGAGCTGCTACAGCGCGCGCATGCGGTGCTCCTGGACTCAAGCACCACGCCGCCGGCACTGCTTTATGTCGTTGACCTGGTGGCCGAGGATGGCACGGTGGCCAAGCTGGTCATCAGCCTGGAATACCGGGTACGCATGCGGCTGGAGGATGTGAAAACCTCTGTGCCGCTGAACCTGGTGCGCACTGTGACGGTGATCGATCCAAACGCGCTGCAGGACAGAAGCCGGTACCAGTTGATCTGGGGGCGTGTATGAGCGAGGTGTTGGTTGGCCGGTGCGCGAATCGCCGGCATACGGTGGACCGAGGGAGCAAAGCTGTCAGACACCACCCGTCCTGTCGCGACATTCCAGGACTTCACAACCAACACGGGCTGAGTTTAGGCCATGACCGACCGTCTTGTCATTGAGCTGGACGGCGACAGCGCGCTGATTGCGCAGCTTGACGTGGCCATTGCCGGCCTGGCGCGGCCGTCCGAGCTGATGCAGAACATCGCGGCCATTGAGGTTCGCAACGTCAATCTGCGCTTCAGCAGCAAGCGCGATCCGAACGGCCAGCCCTGGCCGCAGATCAGCGAGCTGACGCCGATGATCTATGCATCGGTACACAAGACGGCAAAGGTGGGCGCTGATGGCGAGACCATCATCCCGCCTATGCCTGGCTCGCTGCTGCAGCGGACCAATCTCATGATGCAAAGCCTCTCGCCCAACAGCGGCGATACCTGGGCTGAATGGGGTTTCGGCAGGCCCTATGCGATCTATCACGAGACTGGGACCGAGCGGAACGACAAGCCCTACATGCCGCGCCGTGGCCTGCTGACGGGAGACCCCGAACGCGGAACGCTGGGCGCCGAAGACGCGCAGGACCTGCAGGACGAGATCAACGACTTCATGGCAGGCTTGCTGGGCACTTGAAGTAAACCGGTTTAGCTACCCTGCCGGGAGGCGGGTGAGCAACATGCCGGCATGCGCTTCCTGCTCTCTCTCCTCGCAAGCACCTTCGCACTGAACGCGGCCGCCGAATCGGTGGGCCGCATTCAGCTGCTGCCGTTTGGGGAGTTCGCATCGCGCGATGGTCGCCCTGGCCCTGGCCGCAAATGGAGGCTCACCGATGCACAAGGCTTGAAGATTGCCACTGCGCTGAATGCCATTGCGGCGCAGACGCCCATCGTCATTGACTACGAGCACGCCACATTGATCGCCGTGCCGAAGGGCGAGATCGCGCCCGCTGCGGGCTGGATGAACCGCTTTGAGTGGTTGAACGGCCAGGGCCTGTTCTCGGACGTGGACTGGACGCCCAAGGCCAAGGCCTCGATTGACAACAAAGAGCTGCGCTACATCAGCCCAGTGATCACGAGTGATCCGAACACCGACGAGGTCACTGGGGTGGCGTTCGCCGCGCTCACCAATTTCCCCGGCCTGCTGGGCATGGACGAGGCCAAGGTGGTCTCGGCGCTCAACGCCTTTGCAGCCACGCTCACCCAACCGGAGAAGAACCTCATGGATCGCACCCAACTCATTGCCCTGCTCGGCCTGGCGGCCACTGCCACCGATGCTGACATCACCAATGCCATCACGGCCCTGCGTGCCAAGCCCGGTATCCCAGGCGCCCTGGTCACCGCCCTGGGCCTGCCGGCCACTGCCGACGAAACAGCTGCGCTCAGCGCCGTGCAGAGCCTGCGGACCGGCAGCGCACAGACGCTGGATGCCGTGTCGCAGTTGACGACCCAGGTCGCCGCGCTGACCACCCAGCTCAATGAAGGCAAGCTGACCACGCTGGTGGACGGCGCGATCGCGGCTGGCAAGTTCGGCCCGGCCCATCGCGACATGCTGCTCAACCAGGGCCGCACGGACTTTGCGGCGCTGTCTGCGGTGATCGACAAGACGGCCGTCATCCCGGGATTGCTCGGCCAGGCTGCCGGCGCCGGTGAGCAGCTCGATAAGAAGGTGCCTGTCACGGCCCTGTCTGCCAATCAGGTGCTGATCGCTCAGAAGCTGGGCATCAGCAATGAGGACTATCTGAAGACGCTGCAGCCGGCCTGACCGCTGAGCTGCACAGCCCGAACCACGCCAGGAGAACCACATGACCGCTTTGACCGCACCCCGCACCACCAACCATCGCGTGGTGCATGAACGCCTGTTGCCGGTTGCTGCCAACGCCAAGATCTTCCAGGGCGCGATGGTGGCCATCAATGCAACCGGTTTTGCCACCAAGGGCGCCGTGGCCACTACGCTGCGCGGCATCGGCGTGGCGCAGGCCACCGTTGACAACACCAGCGGCATCGATGGTGCGCTGAGTGTGCCCGTTCGGCGCGGTGCATGGCAGATGCTCAACAGCGCGTCGACCGACCAGATCACGCGCGCCGACATTGGCGCCAATTGCTACATCGTCGATGACCAGACGGTGGCCAAGACCAACGGCGGCGCCACGCGCAGCGTGGCCGGCACCGTGGCCGACGTCGATGCCAGCGGCGCGGTGTGGGTCGAGTTCCCGTAAGCCACCCGCCTTCGCCCGCGCCGTCCACACCTTCCTCAACCTCGCGGCCACTAGGCCGAGCTGGAGCACCCCATGCTGATCAATCAAACCACTTTGGCCGACTTCTTTCGTGGCCTCAACGTCATCTTCCAGGGCGCCTGGGACGCTGCACCATCGCAGTACTTGCGCATTGCGACCGAGGTGCCGAGCGAGACCAGCGAAGAGCATTACGGCTGGCTCAACTCGCTGCCTGGCTTCCGGCAGTGGATTGGCGATCGCGTGCTGCAGAGCCTGTCGGCCAGCGACTACACGATCAAGAACCTGCCGTACGAGAACACCATCGAGGTCGACCGCGACAACCTGGCGGACGACAAGATCGGCATCTACAAGCCGATGGTGCAGATGCTGGGCGACCAGGCGCGGACGCACCCTGACCAACTGGTGTTTGGCGCCCTGGCTGCTGGCTTCACGACGCTTTGCTATGACGGCCAGTACTTCTTCGACACCGACCATCCGATCGAGCTGCCGGACGGCTCTGTCAGCACCTACAGCAACTTCCAAGGCGGCAGCGGCACGCCGTGGTTCCTGCTGGATGTGCGCCGCCCCATCAAGCCGATCATCTTCCAGAATCGCCAGGACTACACGCCGCGCGCCATGATCGGCGAAGAGGACGAGTCGGTCTTCATGCGCAAGAAGTACCGCTGGGGCGTTGATGCCCGCGTGAACGTGGGCTACGGCCTGCCGCAGATGGGCTACGCCAGCAAGCAGACGCTGGACGCCACCAACTACGCTGCCGCGCGGGCTGCGATGGGCAGCTTCAAGGCCAGCCGTTCGGGCCTGCCCCTTGCCACCAACGGCAGTCTGCTGGTGGTGCCACCGAGCCTGGAGAAGGCGGGCGCGGAGGTGATCAAAGCCCAGCGCAATGCAGCCGGCGCCGACAACGTGATGGCAGGCACGGCCGAGCTGATGGTTGTGCCCTGGCTGTCCTGACCGCCGCTGATTAACTGATCCACCACCACCGATTCGGAGGGCCTATGGCCACGAAACCCAAAGCCGCCGGCCTAGCCACCAAGGGCCTGAAGATCACTTCGCGCCCCAAGAGCTTCTGCCGCGCGGGCCGCCAGTTCACCGGCGAGCCAACCACCATCCCGCTGTCGGAGCTGACCGACGACCAGTTCAAGGCGCTCAACGGCGAGCCGATGCTGGTGGTGCAAGAGGTCGATATCGATCCGACACCGGAAACCTGACACCCACCCCGAGCGGGCGTTGATCGCTGCGGCCTGTGCGTCGGCTGCATGCGGGAGCCCTGTGATGTCACTTTGACTGCCAACCCACGCCGGGGCGGATAACGGTCGAGATGGTTGGGCCCCGGCCTTCGAATTCCAGTCGGCAAGCAGCGTTGACTTCGTGGACGCCGCGCGCCTGAGAGAGCACACGCCTCGCCGGGGCGGCCGCGATCAATAGGAATGCCCCGGCCTTTGTTCAAACAAGGAAACCCCACTATGACCGGCACTACCGTTGTTCGCGCGAAGTTCAAGGTCGCCAGCATTTCCGGCGAGACGCTGAAGAGCGTTTCGATGCATGCCGTCACTGGCGGCAGCCCCGAGAACGACAAGTTCTTCGCGGCTTCGCCTGGCGGCTCGATCTCGCTCGGCATCCTGAACGCTGAAGCCTCGGCGCACTTCGAGCCTGGCGCCGAGTACTACGTTGACTTCATCAAGGTGAAGGCAGCGGCCGAAGCCGAACCCGAACCCGCCTGACCGCTAGCCATGTACGCTACTGCTCAAGACATGATCGACCGCCTCGGCACGCCGAGGCTGGTGCAGCTCACCGACATCAACACGCCGATGACGGGCGCTGTGGTCTCGGTGGTGCTTGATCGCGCCTTGACCGATGCATCGGACGAGATCGACGGCTACCTGGTGGGCCGCATGGCGCTGCCGCTGGCGTCGCCGCCCGCGATCTTGCGGGTGCATTGCTGCACCATCGCCCACTACCGGCTGTTGGGCTCTGGTGCCGATGACGTGACGGCCGAGGCCTACAAGAGCGCACTGGCATTTCTGGCCAGAGTGGCTGACGGCAAGTGCGCTCTGCAGGCGCCGGCCGACGTGCCGGCTGTGGTGGGCATTGGGCCGGTGCTGTTTGATCCGGGCTCAAAAGTGATGGGACGCGAGCAATGAGCACCGTCGCCATCCTCGAAAACTACCTGTTCCTGCAGCCGCTCATCGAGCAGCGCCTGCGTGCCGTGTTGGGCGCTGAGCTGCCTATCGAGGGCATCGAGGAGCTGGCCCAGGTCGGCGAGACCGATCAGCGGCCCAAAGTGGTTTACGTGATGTGGGCTGGCGATGCCTTCGATGACAGCGACGCGGGCCGGGCCCAGCGCGGTGCGAGCCAGATGGTGCGCCAGCGCTGGATGGTGGCGCTGCGGATCCGCAACGTCAGCCAGGTCGACAAGGCCGCGCGCCACAAGGAAGCCGGCAGTCTGCTGTCGCAGATCCACAAGGCCATTGCCGGTTGGTCGCCCGAGGGCGTGTCTCGCGCCTTCGTGCGCTCCGGCAACCTGGCACCGAACTACACCAAGACCAGCCTCTATCCGCTGGGTTTCGCGATTCAACTCACGCTTTAGGAGCACAACATGCCAGGATTCTCAGGACAAGGCATCGCCTATATCGCCCCCCGTTTGGCCTCCGGCCTGCCGGGCATCTTTCGTGATTTCGGCAACGCGTCGGTGTTCAAGATCACTCAATCGGTTGATACCGTTGAGCGCAATGAATCGCGCACCGGCGCGCGACTGCCTCTGCGCCGCATGACGCGCTCGCAAGGCGGCAAGCTGCAGATCATGGGCGATGAGTTCAACAAAGAGAACTTTGCGCTCGCCACGCTTGGCGTGGCCACGGCCGTTGCTGCCAGTGACCCGGTTGCCGGCTTTGTGCTGCCTGCTGGCGTGAAGGTGGGTGACGTGCTGGCGCTGCCAGCAAAGAATGTTTCGGCTGTTGCAATCAAAGACAGCGCTTCTGGCTCGCCGAAGGTGCTGACCCTCGACACGCACTATTCGCTGGATGCGCTGCCCGGCAGCATCAAGATCTTGAATCTCACCACTGGTGGTGCTGTGGTGCAACCTCTGAAGGCGGACTTCACGCCAGGCGCGGTGGATGTGATCGGCGCATTCAAGTCCAACGCCGCAGAGTACTTTTTGCGCCTGGATGGCGTGAACACTGACGACAACAACAAGCGGGGCATTTGTGATGTGTTCCGCGTGCGCTTTGACCCCGCAAAAGCGATGGACCTGATCAGCAATGACTATCTGGATTTCGATCTGGAAGGCATGATCCTGGCAGACCTGACGCGCTCGGCCGCATCGGCAGATGGCCAGTTCTGGTCGTTCACGATGGCAGCAGCATGAGCCGCGTCGAGCTGACCTTCATTGATGCTGCTGTCCGCGAGATCGTCGTGGATGGCGTTGAGATCGTGCTGGCCACGGCGGACATGGATCAGATCCTGGCGCTGGTGGCCCACACCGAGCCGCTGCAGGGCGAGCTGGCTGCCGCACCTGGTGCCGTGCGCGATGCGATCCAGGGTTACGACCTGGATCCGTTGGAGAAGGCAGCAATGGTGACCTGGCTGCTCGGCCTGATCTCTCGCCACCGCGAGGCGGTCAAAGCGATTGTGGCCATCTGCACCAAGCAAGACCCGGCCTGGGTGGGCAAGCTGCTGCCGGATCGCTTTGTGGCGCTGCTGCTGCTGGCGCTGGAGGTGAATGCGGATTTTTTTTCGAGGATGCTCGGACCGCTGCAAACGCTGTTCGCAGGCCTGGAGCTGCCAGGCGTCGGGCCGGTGGCAGCACCAGCGGCGGCGCCGGCATCGACTGGCCCAGCGCCTTCGAACAGCTGATCGCCCACGGCCACGCCCACAGCGAGATCCGCCGCTATCGGCTGGCCCAGTTCAGGCGCTATCTGGACTTGACCTACCAGCGCGAGCGCCAGGAGCGCCGCTGGCAGCTCATAGCAGCAGGGTTGGCGCAAGCCCAAGGCTCCGCCCTGACGGACGCGCTGAAGGACCTGGAACCCTGACATGACGGACCAACTCAAAGCCACCTATCGCATCGACCTGCTGCTGGACGATGCGATGCGGGCCTTGCGCGCCTTCAAGCAAGGACTAGAGGATGTGCGCGGCCCTGTGGGGGCGACGGACGGGCTGAACAAGGGCTTGGACGCCACCGAGACCAAGGTCCGCAAGGTGGCTGCCGCCCAGAAGGATGCGGCCCAAGAAGGCACCACGGCTGAGAAGGCGGCAGCTGCAGAGGCCGCCGCTGCCGCCAAGGCTGCAGCCGACGAGGCACTGCGCATCAAGCGCGCCCAGCTGGCCGAAGAGAAACGGCTGGCCAAGGAGGCTGCCGACTTTGAGCGCGCGGCCAGGCGCAAGGCGCTGGACGAGGAGCGAGCGGCACAGAAGGCTGCCAACTTCGAGCGCAACCAGAACCGCATGCTCGGGCCGCAGGTCACCGACATTGCGGTGGGCCTGGCCACGGGCCAGAGCCTATTCATGGTGCTGCTGCAGCAGGGCGGGCAGCTGCGCGACATTTTCGGCAGCGTGGGCGGCGCCTTCAAGGCGCTGATGTCGATCTTCACCGTTGGCCGCGTTTTGGTGGGCGGCTTGACTGCTGGCTTTGTTGCGCTGGCCACGGCGGCCTACCAGGGCGCCAAGGAAAGCGATGCGCTGAACAAGGCGCTGGCGCTGAATGGCAACGCGGCCGGGCAAACGGCCTCGTCGCTGGAGCGCTCGGCAACCAGCATTGCGAAGTCTCAGCATGCCGCGATCGGCGACGTGCGCGAGGCGCTGGCACAGGCCGTCGGTACCGGCAAGCTGGTGGGCCCCACATTGGAGAGCGCAGGGCGCGCGGCCGTGGCGCTGGCCAAGCTGTCAGGGCAGACTGCAGCGGAGGAGATCAAGAGCTTTGATGACATGGCCAACGGCGTGGCCGAATGGGCCGCCAAGAAGAACCAGGCCTACAACTTCATGACGGTGGCGGAGTACCAGCAGTTGCGCGCCCTGGAGGCCTCTGGGCGCCAGCAGGAGGCCATGCGTGAGGTGCTGGACAAGCTGGCGGCCACGATGGAACAGCGCGCCGTGCCGGCCGTGGGAGCCCTGGAGAAAGCCTATCACGGGCTCGGCGCCATCTTGTCGTCGGTGTGGGACTCACTCAAGGGCATTGGGCGCGAGACCCTGCCGGAGCAGCGCCTAGCTGACCTGAAGAGGCAGCTGGCAGACCTGGATGACCCGGACGCGCAGCGCGCCAAGGGTGCGGGCGCCTTTGGCGCGGTGGCCCTGCGAAAGAAGCTGCTGGCGGACATTGCGGCACAGCAGGCCTTGGTGGACCAGCAGCGCCAGGCTGCGGCGAAAGCCTCGGCCGATGCGCAGGAGAACCAAAACAAGATCGACCTGGCCAAGGACAAGGGTTACCAGGGCGCGCTGCAGTCGATTGAGCAAGAAGGCTCCAAGGCCTTGCTGTCGACCGTGACGGCCGGCCTAGACGCCCGCCAGGCAGCGATTGACAGCGCCAACGCACGCGGCTTGCTCTCGGCCACGGACTATGCGGTCAAGACGAATGCCATTGAGCAGCAGCGCATTCAAGCGCAGTTGGCCAACGCGCAGCGGCTGCGGGACTTTGAGGCCACGCGCCAGGCCGAATACGCGCAGCGCTTGCGGGACTTTGAGGCAAAGCGCAAGCCCGGGGAGGCCGGTGAGTCTGGCGGACCCGGCACCCAGGCTGAGGTGAAGGCCCAGGAAGCGCGATTGTTGGCGCTCAACACGCAAGTTGCAGACCTGGAGAGCAAGTTGCGAACGGCGAGCGCCAAGGGCCGGGAGGCGGTGGATGCCGCTGCGTTGACCGAGGCTCGGTCTGACGCCGAGAAATGGGCGCAGGCCTGGCAGACCGCTGCCACGCAGGTACGCGCCTTTACGGCCCAGAACGCCGAATATGCGGCAGCGCGCTTGACCGACCCGATCGCTCGGGCCGATGCCGAGGCGCAAGCCCGCATCGCAACGGCGAAGCAGCAACTGGCCGATGTGAAGCGCGATGTGCAGATCCGCATTGACCTGACGATCGATCCCGCGCAGAAGGCCGAACTCCAGAAGCAGCTGAATGGGCTGGAGACGCAGGGCGGCAAGTCGATTGAGAACCAAGGCAATCTGGCACGCTTCAACTCGCTCCGCGCTTCCTGGTCCGTGCAGACCGAGGCGCTGACGCTGCTGGAACGCGAACTGGATCAACAGGTTGCCAAGGGCGCCTTGACGGTCGAGCAGGCCGAGCAACGCAAATTCGAAGCTCGGTCCAAAGCGGTGCCCCAGCTCAATGCCATTCTTGAGGCGATGAGCAAGCTGCCAGGCCTGACTGAAGAGGATCGCAATGCCATTGACTCGCTGCGCCAAAAGCTGGTTGATCTGCAGGCGCCAGTCGATGCGATGGGCGACGCTGTTCGCGGGTCTGTCAAATCTGAGTTTGCCTCGTTCTTTACCGACGTGGCGAGTGGCGCCAAGACAGCTGGGCAAGCGTTCATGGACTTCGTCGGCGGTGTGGCCAAGGCGACGTTGAACGTGATTGGCCAGCGGCTGGGCGAGCAGTTGGCCAACTCGCTGTTGCCCAAAGGCGGCGGCAGCGGCGGGCTGATTGAGACCGGCGTGAAATTCGTGGCCAGCCTGTTCCACAGCGGCGGCGTTGTGGGCTCGGGCGGCACGAGCCGGACGCTGGGCATGTCGGCGCTGTCGCTCGCCGGGGCTGTAGCCAGGGCGCCGCGATATCACACGGGCGGCATCGCAGGTTATGACCCTAGCAGCGAGCAACTGTCGGTGCTGAAGAAGGGCGAAGAGGTGCTCACCGAGGACAACCCTCGCCATGTCAAGAACTTCAAGGCAGGGTCTGGCGGCGTGGGTGACATCAAGGTAGCCGTTGCCGTCAATGGCGCGCAGGGCGACCAGGCCAGCCTGCAGGGCGCAGGGAATCGACTTGGTGAGGTGGTGCGCGGCGCCATCAATGCGTGGGCTGTTGAGGAGAGCCGCGAAGGCGGCATCCTGGCTAGGGGGGCGCGATGACGCGGCCGGTATGGATCTGGACAGAGTCGTCAGGGACTCAGCTGACCGAGGCGCCACGCGTGCGGCGCACGCAGTTTGGCGACGGCTACGTACAGCGCCAGGCTGACGGGCTGAACCCACTGGCGCAGGAATGGCAGATGCGCATGGCCGAGGTGGATGATGCGATTGCGGACGAGATCGTCGCGTTTCTGCGCGGCTGCAATGGGGTGACAGCGTTTGAATACACGCCGCTGTGGCACACCGAGCCCTTGCTGTTCACCTGCGCCAGCTGGACCCGCACGGCGGCCGAGAAGCCCGGGTTTAGCGACATCACGGCGCCCTTCATACAGGAATTTGAACCATGACCACCATCGCCGAGGAGCTGCTCGGCCTGGAGCCTAGCGCGCGGATCGAGATGTATGTGATCGACAGCACGGCGATCGGCGGCGAGGTGCTGCGCTTTCACAATGGGACGAACAAGCTGAGCCAGTCGGTGGTGTGGCAGGGCCAGACCTACGCCATGATGCCCATCGAAGCCGATGGCTTTGAGAAGAGCGCCCAGGGCGTGGCGGCGCGGCCGAAGATCCGCGTGTCCAACATCTTCGGCTTGGTGGGCGTGATGCTGGATCAGTACGGTGGCCTGGAAGGCGCGACGGTGACGCGCAAGGTGACGCATGCGCGCTACCTGGACGCTGTGAACTTCGCTGGTGGCGTGAACCCGGAAGCCAACCCGGACGAGCACTACCCCGATGACAGCTACCTGGTCGACCGTGTGTCGCGAGACGACGGCCTGGCGGTGGAGTGGGAGCTGTCGAGCCCGCTGGACCTTGAGGGCGTGACGGCACCAGCCAGGCGCTGCGATGCGCTCGTGTGCGGCTCGCAATATCGGTCGGCAGAATGCGGCTACACCGGCGGTGCAGTAGCGAAGGCCGATGACACGCCCACCACCGTCTTGGCCGAAGACGACTGCAGCCTGCTCATCAGCGGCTGCAAGCTGCGCTTTGGCAAGGTGCTGCCCTTCGGTGGCTTCCCTGGCGCCGGCCTGGCGCGCTCTGCCTGAGCCTGGCGCTGCAGCGAAGTAAACCGGTTTAGCTACCGCGCAGCGCGTTCGGCCGCCAGCATGGCCGCATGCCGAACCTGCCACACATAGAACTGACCGAGCCCCTGCGCGCTGCGATGCGCGCGGCCGCCGAGTTGGCCTACCCGAAAGAGTTTTGCGGTCTGATCGTCCGAGACCGGGAGAGCCAGGCGCTGGGCCTGCACTTTTGCGCCAACATCGCCCCGGCCAGCCGGGCCGGCGAGATGTTCATGCTGGACCCGAATGACTTTGTCACTGCCGAGGACCTGGGCGAGGTGGTGGCCGTGGTGCACAGCCACCCGGATGCATGTGCGAATCCTTCAATGGCTGACCGGCTGTCCTGCGAGCGCAGCTGCTTGCCGTGGTTCATTGTGGGCTGGCCCAGTGGCGCGATTGTGGAGCTGCAGCCGGATGGCTGGGAGGCCCCGCTCATCGGCCGCGAGTTCGTGTTTGGGGTGCTGGACTGCTACACGCTGATCCAGGACTATTACCTGCGCGTACTGGGCATCGCGCTGCCAGACTTCGACCGGCAAGACGACTTCTGGAAGAAGACGCAGCGGCCCGATGGCACATGGGCGCCTGGCCAGGAGCTTTATCTGGAAGGGTTTTCCAAGGCGGGCTTTGTGGCTGTGGCCGGCGAGCCGCAGCTGCACGACGTGATCTTGATGCAAGTGGCCAGCGATGTGACGAACCACGGCGCAGTCTACGTGGGCGACGGCTTGATGCTGCATCACCTGTACGGCCGCCCGAGCTGCCGCGATCCATATGCCGGCGCCTGGCAGCGCTGCACGCGCCGGGTGGTGCGGCACCAGGCACTGGTGGGAGCGCCGGCATGAGCACGGCACTGCGCGAGATCCGCCTCTATGGCCGCCTGGGCGCCGAGTTCGGGCGTGTGTTCCACCTGGCCGTGCAGAGCCCTGGTGAAGCAATCCGCGCACTCTGCGCGGTGCTGCCGGGCTTCAGGGCGGCATTCTTGGGTGCGGATGGGCGCGCGGCGTATCACGTTTTCGTCGGCCGTGGCCATGCGCGCGAAGCCATTGATGAGAGCCGCAAGGACGAGCTGGTGAGCGCTGCCGCGCCGATCCGCTTTGTGCCGGAGATTGCGGGTGCGAAGCGGCAGGGGCTGGGCCAGACGATCCTGGGTGCAACGCTGATCGTGGCCGGCATGGTCGCGGGGCTGAACGGCATGTATGTGGCCGAGGCCTATCTGATCAAGGCGGGCACGCTGATGATCATTGGCGGCGTTGTGCAGATGCTGAGCCCGCAGCGCAAGCCAGACGACAAGGTGACCAATGACCCGAGCTACGGCATGGATGCGGGCGCCGTGAACACGGCGGACTCGGGCTCGCCGGTGCCGCTGGCCTACGGGCGCGTCATTGCTGGTTCGGTCCAGGTCTCGGCCGGCCTCTCAACGGATGAGATCGTGCCCAGTGGTGGCGGCGGTGGCCTGACGCCGAAGGAGCTGCCGGAGCATATGGACCGCTTCGTGGTCGACTCTGGCGCGGTGGCGAGCGAGCGCTATGGCTATTGAACTGCGCGGTGCCAAGAAGGGTGGCGGCAGCTCGGCCAAGGAAGCGGCTGACTCGCTGCACAGCATCCAGTCGGCGCAGCTGGTCGACCTGATCAGCGAGGGCGAGATCGAAGGCCTGGTGAATGGCCTGAAGAGTGTCTACCTGGACGGCGTGCCGGTGCAGAACGCTGATGGCACGCTGAACTTTGAGGGCTTCAATTTCGCAATGTTGCCCGGCACCCAGGGCCAGGCGCCGCTGCCAGGCTTTGACACGGTGCAGAGCGAGCGGGCTGTAGGCGTTGAGGTTCGGCACTCGACACCCGTGGTGCAGACGGTGCTGAGTGCATCGGTCGATGCTGTCCGCATCACGATCTCAGTACCCGCGCTCACGACGTTGGACACGGGCAGCGGCGACCTCAATGGCGGATCGTTTGCGTTTGCGATCGATATTCAAAGCTCGGGCGGCGGCTATGTGGAAGCCTACTCCGGCACGATCTCGGGCAAGACCACCAGCAATTACAAGCGCTCGATCCGGCTGGACTTGCCGGGCTCGGCGCCCTGGGACATCAGGCTGCGCCGAATCACGGCTGACTCGACCAGCAGCACGGTCGTGAACGCCTTCAACTGGGACTCGTTCACCGAGATCCAGTCGGTGGCGCTGCGCTACCCCAACTCGGCCGTCGCCGGCATCCAGGTCAATGCGCGCCAGTTCAGCCGGATTCCGGGCCGCGGCTTTGATATCTTGGGCCTGCGGATCCGTGTGCCGACGAACTATGACCCGATCGCCGGCACCTACAGCGGCATCTGGGATGGCACGTTCAAGCTGGCTTGGACCAACAACCCCGCCTGGGTGTATTTCGACGTGGCCACGCACCCGCGCTACGGCCTCGGGAAGTACATCAAGGATGGGCACTTCGACAAGTGGCAGCTCTATGAGATTGGCCGCTATTGCGATGTGCGCGTGGACGATGGCCAAGGCGGCACCGAGCCGCGTTTCAGCTGCAACCTCTACCTGCAGACCGAGGTGCAGGGCAAGAAGCTGCTAGAGGACCTGGCCGGCCTGTTCAGGGCGATCACGTTCCAAGGCTATGGGCAGATTGGCGTCGTTCAGGATGCGCCGGCCGACTCGCGCGGCAGCTTCACCAAGGCCAATATCGTCGGCGAGTTCTCGTATCAGTCGGTGAGCCGCAAGACGCGGCACTCTGTCTGGACGGTCTATTACAACGAGCTGGCGCAATTGGGCAAACGCGTGCCGTTGGTGTACGTCAGTAAGGACCTGGTGCGGCAGTTCGGCGTGGTGCGAGACACCTTCAGCCCCATCGGCTGCACGTCGCGCGCGCAGGCGTTGCGCCTGGCGCGCTGGGCAGAACTGAGCGAGTCGATGGGTCGCACCGTCTCGTTCAGGGCCGGTGCGGATGCTGTGGCGGTGCTGCCTGGCCATGTGATCAAGATCTCTGACCCGAACAAGGCCGGCAAGCGGCTTGGCGGGCGAGTGCGAGCGGCGACGACGGCGGCTGTGACGCTCGATGCGCCCGTTGCGATTGAGGCTGGCCAGACCTACTTCCTCGAAGTCGTCATGCCGGATGAGACGGTGCAACTGGGCTATCGCACGGAAAAGCGCCAGGTGACGAACGCCGTGGGATCGCACCAGGTGCTGAACGTGTCGCCGGTCTTCACTGTGGCGCCGCTGGCTGCCACGGTGTGGGTGCTGCAGCCCACGAACATCCAGCCCACCTGGTGGCGCGTGCTCGGCGTGAAGCCGGTGGCCGGATCCAATGAGTATGACGTGCTGGGGATTGCGCATGACCCGGACAAGTTCGACGCGATCGAAAACGGGCTGAAGCTGGCGCCGAAGCCGACTTCGGGACTGTCGGTGCTGGCGCCGGCGGTGGCAGCGGTCTCGCTGACCGAGACGGCCTGGCTCGACGTGGCCACGCCGCGCGTGAAGGTAACCGTGTCTTGGGAGGAGCCAGCGCCTGGCTTGCACTACCGGGTGAGCTGGCGCTTTGGGCTGGGTAGCTGGACCACGCTGCCGGACACGTCCAGCAATAGCCTGGACATTGGCGGCCTGCAGCCTGGGGCTCTGGAGGTTGCGGTTCAGACCATCAATTCACTCGGCGCCATCTCGGCGCGCGTGGTGCAGACGATCGCGTTGCTAGGCTGGACGGACCACCCGGGCGACGTGGTCGAGCTGGAGGCCATCCTCGGCCTCGATCGCATCAACATCAGCTGGCAGAACAACGCTGAGCGTCTATACCGTGAGACCGAGATCCGCGTCGGGAGCGATTGGGACAGCGCTGTGCCGATCTTCACGGGGGCGGCGTCCTACTTCGACTGGCCGTGGCCAGCGGCAGGCCTATACACGCTGCTGGCCCGCCACCGCGACAGGAACGACCGAGAGTCCGTCACGACTGCCGAGCTGGATCTCGACCTGACTTCGCTTCCGGCTGACCGAAAGACCCTTGCGCTGACGGCAGACCATCTTGCCTTCTTGTTCGACGCGGCCGGCGCGCCCACACCAAGCAGCATCACCTTCACGCCCACGGCGGTGAACTGCGCCGGCGCTCCGACCTTTGCCATCACCGGTGGCACGCTGACCGGCAGCGGCAGCACGCGCAGCCTGGCGGTGGCGGACATGACGGGCGACGTTGCCAGCGTGACGGTGACATGGGACGGGCTGAGCGACACCGTTGCGGTCTACAAGTTGCGCGCCGGCGCAGATGCCTTCACGCCGATCCTGACGAACGAGTCGGCCGCGCTGGCGGCCAATGCGGCGGGCACGCTGACGGTGGGCTATGGCGCGGCCGCCGGCACAATGCAGCTGTGGCGCGGCGCCACGCAGCTGACCACAGGCGTGGTGTACAGCGTGGCGTCTGAGTCCGGCGTGGACATGACGATCGACAGCTCGACCGGGGCCTACACGGCCAGCACGCTGACGGCGGACACGGCCTATGCGACGCTTCGCGCCACCTACGGCGGCAACAACTATGACCGGCAGTACAAGCTGAGCAAGGTGCGCGCAGGAGGCAAGGGCGACAAAGGGGACGGCGGCGACCCCGGGCTATCCTCTGTAGTCGTCATGCTCTATCAGCGGTCGACGTCAGGCGCGCCGGCGAGGCCGACCGACACGCTGACTTACAACTTTGCCACGGGGCTGCTTTCTGGTGGATCGTTGGCCGGCTGGGCGCAGACCATTCCCGGCGGCTCCGGGCCGGTCTATGTCACGGCGGCCACGGCAGCCTCATATGGTTCGACCGATGTCATCTTTGGGAGCGATTGGGCCGGCGTGCAGCCTGGCGGCAATGGCTCGGCGGCAACCGTCACGCTTTACCAGCGCACCACCACCAACTCAGCGCCGGCCAAGCCGTCGGGCACGCTGACCTACACCTTCAGTACCGGCGTTCTCTCGGGCTCGCTCGGCAGCTGGTCGCAGGCATTTCCGGCAGGGACGGGCTCATATCTATGGGCCATCAATGCCACGGCGTTCAGCAACACCGATACCGACACCATTGCCGGCAGTGAGTTCTCGGATCCGGGGATGCAGTCGACGCGGCAGGCAGGGTGGTGGTACGTCAACAATTCCGCTGGCTGGAACGACGTCGTTGCTGCGCAAACGGTGTTTGCTCGCACAGGCACGAGCCCCATCTACAACGACATAGTGACGATCCTTGATGCGAGCGGGCTCGCCACGACGAAGTTTTGGTACCCGCCGAGCAGCCAATGGTTCGATTGGACCAACTTCATCTCCGGCAGTTCACTGACGGCCTGGGCGGTGACCGACATCTATACAACAGTCGCATCGGGCGTCGGCGTGAGCGGGCTATCCGGTGTGCCGACTGGCACTTGGACCGACGTCCATTCGTGGACGTTCACAGCCCAGTTGGCGGGTGTGTGCTCAGTGACCACCGATGACGTGGCTACGTGGACGTCATCGAATGGGGGCTTTGGCGGCGCCTATGCCTCGGGCGGCAGGACACGGTTTGTTGTCGGATCGCAGCGGGGAGAGATCGCTAGTTTTGGGTCAGATGGCAACGATACATCCCCCACCGCTCACACGAAGTCGTTTGCTCGCACCACGCAGTTCGATGTGACGGCAGGCACAAGCTACACGGTGCAGTTTCAAGCACAGCAGGCCGTCTATAGCCAGTCGATGGCGATGAGCGGAACAATGCGCATTGAGGTCATGAAGCGATGAGTCGTGCAATCTGGCATCTGGTCGACGCGCAGACGGGCATCGGCTGCGGGATCTCGTTCACCGGCTTTGAAGGCGAAGCCATGATGAACACCCCGCCTGGAATGGTGCCTGCACGCACCGACGTGTTCGACCACCTGAGTCAGCGCGTGGAGTTCTTCACCGACGACTTTGGCGATCAGCAACCCAGGCTGATGGACTACCAGCCGCCCGCGCCGCCTGATAGCGATCTGCAGACTTGGGCTTGGGATCCTGAATCGAAGCGCTGGATTGCTTCGCCCACCGTGGCCGGCCGCAAGCCTGCGCTGTTGGCCGCGCTGGAGCGGCAGATGCTGGCCATCGAGGCGCAGCAGCAGGGCCGGCCGCTGCGCGAGCTACTGCTGGCACTTGCGGCGGGCCAGACGCCCAACACAACGGCAGTAGAGCGGCTGCAGGCTACCGAGGCCGACCTGGCTGCGCTGCGCACCAAATATGCAGCAGTGACGGCCGCAACAACGTATGAGCAGCTCGACGAGGTATCACTATGATTGCCAGGCTCATTTGCGCGACTCTTCTAGCGCTTTCCGGCTGTGGTGGTGGCGGAGACGATCCGCCCTGTGAGACGGCGGTAGATCGCTCCAGACCTGACTGCACGGGTCCAACGACTCAGTTGCCGCGCCAGCCAAGCGCGGCTGAAAGCCAATAGCCAGGGCCGGCTACAGTTAGGGCATGTGCTCAAACTACGAAGCGGTCACCAGCCTGGACAGGCTGCTGGCCCACTTTGGCGCCAAGCCGAATGGCGACCTTCCGCAAGTTGAGACATGGCCCACGAGCCGAGCGCCCTTCATCAGGTTGGCAGAGCCCGGCAGCGGCAACTTGATCTGTGAGGTAGGCCACTTCGGCCTATTGCCGCACTTCGCGACTGAGCTGGCCTATGGTCGAAAGACCTACAACGCTCGGTCTGAGACGGTGGCTGAAAAGCCCAGCTTCCGTACTGCCTGGAAGCGTGGCCAGCGTTGCATCATTCCGGCCGAGCGCATCTTCGAGCCGTGCTGGGAGACCGGCAAAGCGGTCCGCTGGGCGATCCAGCTGCCTGGCCAGGCCCCGATGGGGATTGCTGGTATCTACACCAGCTGGCGCGGTCTCGATGGCCAGGAGGTCTTCACCTTTGCCATGCTGACGGTCAACGCTGACGGCCACCCGGTGATGCAGCGCTTCCACCGCCCCGACGATGAGAAGCGCATGGTGGTGATCCTGAACGACCGAGACTACGGCGCCTGGCTCTCTTGCTCCGTCGAAGAGGCGCCGAGGTTCTTCCAGCGGTGGGAGGGAGCCCTCGACGCATATGCCGCCCCGCTGGCCCCTCGTTCCTCAAAGACCGCCCGACTTAAGCCCGCGAAGCCCATCGACGGCTCTGGGCTGTTCTAGTCTGTTTTGCCCACCGGCATTTAGTTGCAGCCAGTGAAAGGCGCAAGCGGCGCATTTATCTCACGCGCTGAGGCTCATTTATCGCGCGGCGCATCAGACTCGGGCGCCTCCGACAAACTAGGGAGAGCGCGGGCAGGCGCTGTCACGACCGGCCCAAAGCGAAGCATCATGCGCACGGCGTCACAACACTGCGGAGCCGCAGATGAACTCTCAAGCCCCAGCCTACAGTGCCGAAGTGCGTTTTGCGGTGGTGATGTATGGCGGCG